TGCTGTAATCTCAGCCGCAAATGTACCGCCGCTAGACTTGCTGACTGTATCAGTCACAGTAAAAGCACGGAAGGCGCGGATGACTAACTCATCGTTTACCGCTGCACCAGAACCAAGTGTGATCGTATCACCATTGCTGGCGGTAAAGTCTGAACTGTCAAGATGCACACCGTTTAGGTATACGTCCACATCGTTACCAGAGAAGGCCAGTATTGCACCGTTAGCATCTGCACCTGTAAACGCAGTCTGACTTGCTGTTGCTGTGTACTTGAACAACTGCATACCAAAGCTGGTAGGCTGATCTACAGCACGACCAAAGTAGCGAACCTGTATTACATCGCCATTAGCTGGCGCAGAAGAGAAGGTTAGTGTCGTGCCTTGCGCGGTATATGCCTTGCCTATCCCTGGCTCTTGGATGACGTTACCAATAACAACCATAATGGCTTCGCCGCTAACAACGCTTTGCGCCAGCGTAAACGCTGTTGCGCTTCCAGTACCTGTAAAAGTCTGAAAGCTAATGTCACCTACATTCGGGTCAATGCCTATATATGCCATTTCTTACCCCGCTATTTCTGTTACACTAATAAAAGATGTGCCTCTTTCATATTGATAACCATCCGAATCTAATTTAGTTTTATTAGTGTACCAATTATAATTTGTACCGCTTCCTTGATACACCCCTACTTTATACGTCACTTGAGAAGTCGTTGAGGGTGTATCAAAATAGCTGTAAGTTACGTGTTCTGGCGTAGACCCTGACTCTGCACCTTCATAAGTTATAGATGTACCCATAAGAACACCTACTGCTCTGCCGCTAGCCGCTGGCGCACTTAACTTTGTTGAATCTCTATAAAAAAACCAAACTGAATTATATTTAGGAGAGTCCGCCGCCCACTCACCGTTTATCATTGCATCGATTCTTATGATGCTACTGGTTGATATAGGGGTAATGTTTACCGATAAGTGGTCTAATGATTGATTTGATTGAGTTGCACAAGTAGTTTGAGTTGTGCTTGTGTATTGAAGACTTTGTACTTGCAACACAGAACCAGTAGGCATAACAGCAGAGGTAATCGCACCAGTTGCCAAAGAGTTTGTTTTAATTTTGCTTAATGGCATTTCAAACTCCTATCCTACCAAATAACCGCTAAAATAAACGTAAGCAGTATAAAAAGAATAAGTACTAGCTACATTTTGCATAATAGCAAATTGAAATGTTTGATTTGCATTTAAAAACCATATTCTATTCATATCAATAGCATGATAGTGGTTAGTAAAGGTGTGCCCCCAAATGGTATAATCAGACTGAATACCCCCATCAACCGCTGAGTTAATATGACAGTAATTTCCTGACCCAGTAGATAATTTCCACGCATAAGCATTAAAATGAAAATGATAAAGACCCGATACTGGTGCTGTAAACACGCCTGTACTGGTGTCGAAGTTACTATTTTTATCTCCTAAGCCACCACCTGAAGTGTCAGTCCAATTTACAGCATATTTGTTTGCTAAAACCCCAGATTGACCAGTGGTGTGAGTAGTTCCTCCTACAAAAGCGGTCCATTCAGCAGCATCAGGTAGTGTTCTCCATTCAGCAGTTTGTCCTGTTGCGTGAAACCCTGGCGTTTTTGGCTTTGTAATACGCCCACTGCTATCAATAGTAATGGCAGTATTTGAACCGCTGCTATCCTTGATTGTCGGGACACTCAAACTTGTTTGTATGGTCAGGTCATGCGCCAGTTTATCTGATGTTACAGCATCGTCTGCCAGCTTCGCAGTTGTAATAGAAAGGTCTGGTGCTTCCAGCCGTGTTGTCACTTCTGCCTGACCACGGTAGATAACGTACACATTACCCGTACCAGACGGCGGGGCTTCATCAAACGTCAGGGTGGTTCCTGTGGCTGTGTATGACTTACCAGATCCAGGCTCCTGCTGCACGTTGTCAACGAATACTTCTAGCTCCTCACCAGTGTTCACGGCGCGGTTAAGTGTAAACGCGGTCGCCGAACCTGTGCCGTTGAAGGACTGACTCGTTGTCTTCGTTAGCTGTTTATTTGGTTGTGCGCCTATGTATGCCATCTTTTAACCTACAAGCTTAAAAACTATTGAATGATGATACCCATTCGAGTTTAGATTAAGTCCACCAGCAGCTAATCGCAGTGTTAGGTAATCATTTACCGCTAAACTAATAAGCAGCTTTTGAGATATTAACACATATTCAGCATCTACAGAGCTATAGCCACGACCACCACTTTCTTCATATGCACTTCCGTTTTTATATACATCTATATAAGTAGTATTTGAGCTACTATTGTTATATTTTAAAAGGCTGTAAGAAAATTCGTATATTCCAGCTATCGGTGCAGTAAATCTTCCATTTGACGAGTTGTAAGCAGAGGCGCGATTTACTGATATTACATCAAACAACATGTCTGCACCAGTTGTTGTATAAGGATTGCTTCCATCTTGTGTGTTAGAAGTGCTTATGCTTACACAAGCACAAGGTAACTGCGGAAATAATATTCGACCACCGCTATCAATGGACAGCGCGGCTGTGCCGCTGGAGTTCTGGATGTTATCAACTTTGACTATGCTAGTCATCCTGTTCTCCTATCCTACCAAAAAGCCGCTATAGTGTGATGCCACTTTTATTGAGTAAGAAGTGTCTGCACTGTAATGCCACGGCATAACATTGGTTCCAGCGGTTAATTGAACTAAAGCGGAGCTTGTTAAAGTATGGTAACTGCCAGAGGGTGAACCATTAATTACATAAGTGTTTAAATACAAACTTTCAGAAGCGTCTGGTGCATTACCGCTTAATGTCGATGACAAAGCTATAATTATATAACTTGTGCCAACAAGGTCTAACCGCACATGATAATTAAACTGATAAATACCAGTAACGGGACAAACAAAATATCCACCAGCATTTAAATTGCTTCCTATATCAAAATCGACAGTATCAAAGTCTGTTGCTTTCCAACCGCTTGCTGAATAGCTTATATCCCCATTTGGTCTACATGAAAATGCTGGTCTAGCAGGCGTAAGTATGCGACCAGTGCTATCAATGGTCATAGCATCTGTGCCGTTGGTGTGTTGTATGGTCTGTACGCCTAGTTCTGATGCCATGACTTAACCCACCTTAAACATAGATACATATGTATCATTGTTAATACTGACATTGGAATCCCCAGAGTGTTGATAAAACCAAGCCAAAAACAATCCAGAGGTTAAATACAGCGTTCCTGTTGCGGTGAACGCATCGTATGACGTATTACCACTGCCTTGAGTTAATGTTCTGGCATACACAAGTCCAGTGCTGGTTCCTGAAGAATCAGTTGAGTACAAATCAAAATAATAATAACTGCCAGCAAAGGAATCTAATCTACCCTCAATACTGTAGAAGTAATAACCAGTTGCAGGTATGGTCATTACACCAGTACTAAGGTTTAATACTGTGCCTCCCGCACCGTCTGTGTTAAATCCACCATTGCCTGGAACTGCATATTGACTAAGTCTTGTGCCACCCGCTGAAATAGATTGAGATGGATTTATCTTAGCGCGAAAGCCAACTGGACTACCTTGACTTAATCGGCTGTTGCTATCGATAGTTAACGCAGACGCAGCAGAGGTCTTGCCATGTATTTCATCTACAAGAATACGACTAGACAACGGTTAGCACTCCATTAACAGTGATTGTGGCGGAGATGGTTATCGGCCCAAACGCCCCTGCGTTTTCTGTAGAGGCCACAGTCAGGTCGCTAGTAATGCTAGTAGCGTTTGTGCGAAACGGGTTAGTGGTGGTTGATGCTGCAATATCTACGTTAGAAACACCGCCGTCTTTAATTTGATTTGTATCAATCGTGCTAAGTGCCATTAAGTAATCTCCAATACAGACAGTGTAACGTCTGCTGCTGACGCTTGACTTGCTGTTACCCTTAAGATGTCAGAAGCATTCATCACAATCTTTTGGTCGCCGCCAACTGCTACCAATGACGAGCCAACAGGAACAATGGCTGACTTTACAATGTGTACATTGTCGCCATCGTTATTGATTAGCTGTACGTTTACTGTGATAGAGACGGCTAAGATATTGGCTATGTTCAGCCCGATAATCGTTGTTTCGGTGGCAGATGGGCAGGTGTAGACATCTGCGTTTCCAGTGCCTACCGCCGTATCTGTGAAAGTTTTAAACGCATTTGCCATGTCACTATCCTAACGCTATTGCGAACGCCAACGCATTCGGGTCTTGCTCTGTAAAGTTCTGCGCTACATTACTCGCATTATTAAATATCATCTTCTCTGCTGGCAACGTACAGAAGATGGTGCGGGTGCCTGATGTCCAGTTAACAGCGGCATCAGAATTACTAGACTGCAAAATTGTGGTACGGGCCAAGGTTGTACCAGATGCAGTATAGGTGCCGATACCTATTTCAAAGTCAGTTCCGTCTGTACAGCAATAGTATGTAGTATTTGTATTACCTATCTGACTGAAAGCCTCAAAACCGCCTACAGCACCAGCAAGCGTATAAGTGCCTGTGCCAGTGGTAGTTGTAGTTTCTTTTATACGGTCTTTCAGAACAAGAGCCATTACTTCAATTCAATAGTCAAGTTGTTTGAGTTAATACGGAAAACATCACCAGTAGCAATCGTTTTTGAAGCATCCAATGCACCAATAAACAGTATATTTCCACCACTTGCTGCATCTGCAATAAATGCATGTGTAACTATGTTTGTTGTTCCTGTGGATGCCGGAAACTCAAAGTTATTAGTGTTTTTTATTGTCTGCTGATCTGTGCTAGAACTTGCTAAGGTCCAATCTGCCGCAACAATTTGCTTTCTTGTATAACTGCCAAAGGTAGCTTCAGTTAAAGACCCAGCTTCTGCGTCAGAAACAGCGGTTGCTAGTCCAACATAAATGCTGTCTCCTGGTGAAGCAAAAGTTGTACCACCAATAGCGGCATTGTTTTTAAAAATAAAATTGAGCAGTCGATGCTCAAGATACGTGGTTGCTGCGTTACTCGTTGCCATTTGTTACTCCTAAGTCCTTGGCCTATTAGGTAAACCCCTACGATTCGCATCTGAGTTTTCTCTAGCTTCCGCCAAGTCTTTCAAACGCTGAATCTCCTGCGCGAACCTTTGTTCGTACAGTTGCATCATATCCTGCTCACCTTTCATGTAAGTATACGCTTCCACGAGTGAGCCGTAAAGAAGAGCGTTAGGGGCGTTTTCGCTCAACCATGATGTTCCCGAATCCGCTCCAGCAGTTATGCTGGCGGGTCTGTAGTAATAATGTAGTTCAACCGTGTA